ACCCAAGACGTGGAAACCCCTGCCATCTGATTTTCTTGAAGGCTTATCGTTGGTGGCTGATTGTGCAGGCCGTGACGAATCCAATTTTGTTTTGACTTGTATTCATATCGCACCAGAAAAACTTGAAGCCAGCGACAATACTCGTCTAGCTAAGTTCAACACGAAAACCGATGTGCGACGATCTATGCTTATCCGCAAAGATACCGTCAAACATCTAATAACTGCTCAGGTGACCAAATTTGGAGAGACAAAAGATTGGGTTCACTTCCGCCGCAATAACGGCCCAATCATTTGCTGTCGTCGATACACCGAAAGCTTTCCTGACTCGGACGAAGGTTTTAAAATCAGTGGAAAAAAAATGACCTTGCCGAAAGGACTAGAAAAGGCTGCGCGCCGTGCTGCTATTTTCAGCGCTGACAATCCAGAGGACAGTGACATATTCGTTACACTCACTACCAACCGGGCCTTAGTTCGGGGCACTGGCACAGGTGCGGAATTTCAGGAAATCAAAAAGATAAAATATGTAGGGAAGCCATTGACCTTTTTGATTTCACCTACACAACTAATAGCATTAACCCATAAACACAACAGCTGTATTGTATCACAAGAAAAGCTGAAAGCCACAAGCGGACAATTTGAATTTGTAGCGGCTTTGGGCGTAACTCCTCAAGAAAGCGATGCTGAATAATGTGTGCTTTACGCTCTACACGAACTCGAATTATCTGCGGCGATAGTTTGAAGGTATTGCCAAAATTGCTTCCAGCCAAACTTGTGTTTGCTGATCCTCCAGACAATATCAAGGCTCCATACAGAGGCTTTGATGATCATTGGAAGAGTAAAGAAGCATACCATGAGTGGCTCAAAAGGATGATGAAAATTGGAGTGTATAGCAGCGAAATCTTTTGGATGAGCTTTAACTGCGCACACAACTCCAGTGCATGGTCATCAAGTAGGCACTTTGAGTACAGAGGAAACTTGGTGCGGGAGATTATCTGGCGGTATACTTTTGGTCAGCACAACAAACACGATAGTACGGGTGGCTATCGGCCCATGATCCGCATTAGCAATCCCGAAGCCAAACTCTATCCAAATGCTATCCGAGTTGAATCATGGAGACAGAAGCACAACGACCCACGAGCTAATCCAGATGGGCGTGTGCCTGACGCCGTGTGGGAATTCCCGCGTGTAGTTGGCAATGCAGAAGAACGGGTCAAATGGTCCGTTACACAGCACCCCCAGAAGTTAATGGAACGGATAATAAGACTTTGCTGTGTGCCCGGCGATACTGTGATTGACATGTTTGGGCACAGTTTTACTACAGCGCGTGTATGTAAACGCTTGGGTATCGATAGCATATCCATCGAGATAAGCCCATACTATTGCCGCAAAGGTGCCAAGGAGTTGGGGTGTAAAGTTGAATATGCAGAGGACGTGTAAGCGATGAAAAAAGGATTCTTTTCCACAAACGACATATCCACATCTAAATCGATGAGTACCACACCCCGATGCGGTCTATGCAAATTACATCGAACGTGTATACATCCCAAGATGCCGCCTACAGGTAAAGGGCGAAAGCGATTGTTGTTTGTAGCTGAAGCTCCGGGTCGTTTGGAAGACGAAAAAAACACACAATTGATCGGAAAATCTGGACAGTACTTGCGTTCGAGGTTGAAACGTTATGGCATAAACTTAGATGTGGATGCCCAAAAAACAAACGCTGTGATTTGTCGTCCCCCAAAAAACGAAACACCAACAAGCGCTCAAATTGCAGCATGTCGTCCTAACGTGCTGAGAGAGATAGAAAGTTTTCAACCCACCTGTATCATATTGTTAGGTGCCACTGCTGTTGAATCTGTAATACCTATCTTTTGGAAAGACAAAATCGACGCATTCTCACGATGGACTGGATGGCATATACCTATACAAAATAAAAACGTTTGGATATGCCCCACTTATCATCCCTCATATATACTACGCAAACCAGGAAAACAATACACAATGCTTTTTAACCGGCATATCAAAGCGGCAATCAAACTGCAAAAACTACCATGGGTAAAAGTACCGGATTATAGTTCGGGAATAGAAATCATCACATCCCCCTCCCAAGCGGGCCGATACTTATATCAACTATATCGATCTAAGCCCGCACACGCCACCTGGGACTTGGAAGCGTCCAGCCTGAAGCCTGATACCCCTGGTGCAGAGATCGTTTGCTGTAGCGTGTGTACGGGCCCACAAACGGTAGTGTTCCCATGGGCTGGCGACGCGGTAGACGAAATGTTAGCGATTCTCCGGAATCCACACATCCGAAAGATAGCAGCCAACAATAAATTTGAACATCGTTGGATTTTGCACAAACATAAGATACATGTAAAAGGTTGGTATTATGACGTGGTGCTTGGGGCGCATGCCCTAGACAACAGGCCAAAGGTAACGGGTGTAAAATTCCAATCGTTCGTACGGCTAGGACAACAAAGTTACAATGATCATATCGAACCATATCTCCGTGCGCCTGCATATAAACTCAACCGAATCCTTCAACTGCCTATTACCGATGTGATGTTGTATTGTGGTATGGATTCGAAAGTAGAAGATGAATTAGCGATAATACAAATACCTGAATTGGTAAAACAAGGAAAGGCTCACCGACGTGCAATGCAAACCCATAACGCATGATGGGTATCAATTGTTTCAACAAGGATCAATTACGCTTGCAGAAATGGAGTGTAATGGATTTTGTATTGATACTGCATATATAGATCGCGCCCAAAAGCACTTAAGTGTAAAAATTCAAGAGCTTACGGCGCGTATGAAAGAGGATAAGGTCTATCGCGTTTGGAAACGAAAGTATGGCCTCAAAATGAACTTTGGTAGTCGTGAACAATTAGGCGATATTGTTTTCAACGAACTTGAACTGGCGAAAGGCACACGAACTGCAACGGGACGGTACAAAGCTGACAAAGCAGCACTTGAAAATATTGACCTGCCGTTTTTAGAATGGTATACAAAACTTGAACAGTTCAAAAAAGCTAAAGGTACATACTTGAACGGAATTCAACGCCATACAGATGCAGAAGGTTTCATTCACCCATTTTTTGGTTTGGATACAGTTAGAACTTTTCGTGGTTCTTGTGCTGACCCAAACCTACAAAATATACCCATTCGAGATCCCATTATTAAAAAACTTGTACGCCGCGCATTCATTCCGCGCGGACTAAATAGACATATTGTGGAACATGATTTTAGTGGCGTAGAAGTCAAAACAGCTGCCTGTTATAATCACGACCCAACACTCATCAGATATATCAAAGACAAAAAATCTGACATGCACCGAGATATGTGTATGCAAATCTATTGTTTGACCATTAAAGAATATACAGATGCCTTACGTCACTGTGCAAAAAATCTGTTTGTGTTTCCTGAATTTTACGGCGATTGGTATCTCAGTTGTGCTCAATCGTTATGGTATGCTGTGCAACGATTACATCTGAAAACAAAAACAGGTGAGGATGTGTTTAAACATCTTCGTCGTCACGGCATTACAAAACTAGGTCGGTGTGTTCCGGGAGAAACCCCTTTACCCCACAGCTTTGAAGGCCATATCAAAAAGGTTGAAAAAGACTTCTGGGAAAACAGATTTCGTGTGTATACAGAATGGAAGTGGGATTGGTGGGAAGATTATTTAGACAGAGGATTCTTTGATACCCTCACGGGCTTTCGTATTTCTGGTGCTATGGATCGCAAGAAAGTCATAAACTATCCAATTCAAGGTAGTGCGTTTCATTGCTTATTATGGTGCCTAATCCGCATCAATAAACTATTACAAAAATATAAGATGAAGACAAAGCTTATTGGACAAATTCACGACAGTGTAATTGCTGATGTGCTACACCGTGAATTGAAAGACTATATTGAAATAGCCCATCAGGTTATGACAATTGATTTACGTAAACATTGGGGTTGGATTATTGTCCCTGTAGGTGTTGATGCAGAAGTTGCACCGATGGGCCGCAGCTGGTATGAAAAGGCGAAGTATAAGCCGTGAAATGCTAAAAAAGGAGAAACGCCATGGAACTGTATCGCAAATTCAGACCAACGAAATTACAAGATGTTTATGGACAACCACAAGCAATCAAAGCACTACAGGCCATGGTGATCAAGAAAAAAATACCCCATGTAATGATGTTTTCAGGTCATTCTGGATCAGGGAAAACTACAAGTGCCCGAATAATGCGGCGGCACATCAAATGTGGGATACCTGATTTTTCAGAAATGAACTGTGCCGATATTCGAGGCATCGATGCTGTCCGGGATATTCGCAAATCTATGCACTTGAAACCTATGAATGGTACGTCCAAGTTATGGCTGATTGATGAAGCCCACAGACTAACGGGTGGCGCCCAAGAAGCCATGCTCAAAATATTGGAAGATGTGCCATCTCATGTTTACTTCATTTTGTGTACTACCGATCCAAACAAGTTGACACGAACGGTACGTGACCGATGTTTCCCAGTCAAATTCAAACCGCTAAATGCATCTGCTATTGAACAATCACTTCTGTATATTGAAAAGCAGATTGAAACACGAATAGACAAAAAGGTTCAAGCCACAATTATCGAACAAGCTGACGGGTCTGCCCGCCGTGCCATCGAAATGTTGGAAGGTGTTGTACTCCTGGCCGACAAAAACGAACAACTAGAATGGTTGGAGGGTGCGGCTGAAGAACAACGACAAATTATAGACCTATGCCGTTTGTTGTTCAGCTTCAAAACGGATTGGAATAATACATCTGGGCTCTTAACAGCATTGGCATCATCTGATGCCGAATCTATTCGATGGGCTGTGATTGGATATGCCCGCGCCATCCTGCTAAAAAACAATCATCGAAAATTACAACAACGTGCTTGTCGTATTATTCAGACGTTTGAAGGTAATTTCTACGACAGCAAACATGCAGGATTAGCAATGGCCTGCTACCAAATCGTTGTTGAAGATTAGCAGATCGATAATATAGGTAGAAACAAAAACAGATGTATGGAGATAACTATAGTGAAGACAAGTGCTAAAAGAATTTTGAACCCAGATCCGACACAATTAGATCGGGAATGGGTATTGCAACCGAAGTTGCTACTTGAATTTGCTGATCAGTTAAGTACAAAGAGAAAAGAGCACGACAGACAAAAGGCTTTGAATGAAATAGCCGATGCCAAATTGTCATTGCGGGTACGTTCCAATCCAAGTAAATACAAACTCAAATCGGTAAACGAAACAGCAATCAAAAACGTGGTGTGTAGTCATCCGGCTTACGGAAAACGTGTGCTGTTACTAATCGATTTGCGGGAAGAGGTTGATCATCTATCCAATATGGTAACCGCCATCGAACACCGCAAACGCGCATTGGAAGGTTTGGTATCACTTCATGGTCAAAAGTATTTCAGCGTACCGCGTGCAGATGAAACAGGAACCAGACAGCTACAAGAGAATCGCACAAGACGTGTAAGTAGTCGCGTTAACAAGACCAAAAAAAGACGTGCTTGAAATGAATACAACAATCATAATCATTCTAGCTGTAGTGCCGTTTGTGTTACCTATCGTTGCATTTGGTATTATGAAATATGGCACGTTTGGATACATGAAAGGTAAAACACTAGCAAATAGATTAAAAACCGAATTCAACCCCGTGCGAAAGGACAAAAATGAAACGTAGAAAGACGCGATACAAACGTGGAATGGCTTCACATGGATCAAAACAAGCACAGAAGAGATCATCCGAATTGTACACCAGTCGTGCTCTAGCATTGCCGAAAAACGTGAGTATGATACAAATCAAAAGTGACGATCCCATACGTCTCGACATCTTGCCATACATGGTAGGTGCGGGCAATCCGTTTGCTGATCCAGGTGCGTTCTCTTTCGAGCGTACGTATTTCGTACACAAATCTGTTGGGCCAAACAATGACACCGTCGTATGCCCTGCAACAGGCCCTAAACCATATGGGCTATGCCCTATCTGCGAACAAGTAGCTGTATTACGCGAAGACGTTGATGCCGATGAAGATTTTATCAAATCACTAAAGCCGAAGCGCCGGCAAGTTTTCAACGTGATTGATACAAAAGACCGCAAACGCGGAGTGCAGATATTCGATATTTCCTACCATCTGTTCGGCAAGCTGCTGGAAGAGTATTTGGATGATGAGGAAACGCAAGACCAACTTGAAGGCTGGTGTGAATTTGAAGGAGGTAAAACTTTACGACTGGGTTTGAACGAAAAAACGTACAACCGCCAGAAATTCTTTGAAGTTAGTCGAATCAATTTTCTGGATCGCAAACGTGATTATAACCCAGACCGTATGCTGAAGCAAGTTGTGTGCCTTGACGACATCATCAAAGTGTTGCCGTACAAGGAAATCAAAGAGTTGTTTCTCCGAACGGGAGAATCAAAATCGGAAACTTCTAATACAAGGAGTAAGAAAGTGAAAGCAATTGAGAAAATGTCCGCCAAAGAACTCAAGAAGTTCATCTACATGAATGACTTGGACGTAGATCCGGATGAGTTTGATAAACTCGGGGATCTGCGTGAAGCCGTGATGGATGAGGTGAGTGAGGCTTCCGCCCCAAGCGCTAAGGCCAAGACAAAAGCCAAGACAAAGGCCAAGGGCAAGAAGGCTAAGAAAGAGGAAGAGGAATTCGAGGACGAAGAGTCCGAAGACGAGGATGAATTCGAGGACGAGGACGAAGAGTCTGAGGACGAAGATGAGTCCGAAGATGAGTCCGAAGATGAGTCCGAAGAGGAAGAGTTTGAAGAGGAGGAAGAGGAAGAGTTTGAAGAGGAGGAAGAGGAAGAGTCTGAAGGTGAGGAAGAGGAAGAGTTTGAAGAGGAAGAGGAAGAGGAGCCAGCACCCAAGAAGAAGAAAAAGAGCACGAAGAAAAAAACCAAGAAGAAAGGCCGAAAGTAACAACTGAAAGTCTAACTCAGCCGAACGAATACGGAATGCTGGGCTGGGATGCGTAGTCCTAGTCCAGCATTCTTTTTGAGATAATTCTTATGCACCATAAAACTGAAAAACTCGTCAAGCAGTTTTTTGCCACAGACTATAACCGCGTTGGTCTCAAGTACGGACTTAGCACGGGCAGCACCATGTTGAATCTTGCATGTAGTGATAATCCAGCTTATGGATTTGTCAAAGGCGGATACTACCTTATCGTGGGGGATAGCAAAAGCGGTAAGACATGGTTGTCGTTATCGTGTATGGCTGAGGCTGCACACAATCCACGATTCGCCAAATACCGTTTCATCTATGATAATGGTGAAGGTGGAGCTATGATGAACTTGGAAAAGTTCTTCGGAAAGAAAATGGCTTCCCGTATAGAACCTCCAGAAATAGATAAACGAGGAAATGCTGTTCACTCATATTTTCTGGAGGATTTTTACTATCACGTGAATGATGCGTTACAACAAGGACAACCATTCATTTATGTGCAAGATAGTGCTGATGTGTTAACGAGCCACGCCGAGGAAAAGAAGTTCAATGAACAAAAGTTAGCACATCGAAAGGGCAAAACACCAGCAGGTAAAATGACCGATGGCAAAGCCGCTATCAACTCCCAAGATTTGCGCCGTCTACTAACTCCATTACGCAGAAACAGCAGCATCCTAATCATCATAAATCAGACACGCGCTAATTTAGGTTTTGGTTATGCGGAGAAAACACAGAGCGGGGGAAAGGCTCTGACATTTTATGCTGGCATAGTTATGTGGAGTAGTGTCAAAGGCAAAATCATCAAAGCGATAAAGGGTAAGCCAAGACAAATAGGCACTTACTGCGAAGTGCGAATACAAAAGAATCGAATCACGGGGAAAGACCGCAGAGTAATAGTACCCATATACTGGAGTTGTGGGATTGATGATATTGGTGCTTGTGTTGATTTTCTGGTGGATGAAAACCACTGGGTTCAACCTAAAGGCAGCAGTATCATTACGGCATCTGATTTGGGCCTTAAGGGAAAACGTGAATCTTTGATTCGAGCTATTGAGCGTAAAGGACTCGAGCGCGATGTGCGGGAGACCGTAGCAGAAGTGTGGGCTGAAATCGAAGCAGCTTGTGAAGTGAAGCGCAAACCTAGATATGAATAATTCAATGGGACGAATAGGTGTGCTATGAAACGTATTCCGCTCACACAAGGTCAATACGCACTTGTCGATGATAAAGTCTACGTGAAACTTTCCAGATACAAATGGTACGCGTTGTGGAGCAAGCGTACGCAGAGTTTCTATGCTGTACGCGGTATCCGCCTGACAAATGGCAAACTTACAATAGAAAGGATGCACAGACGAATATTAGGTTTGAAATATGGGGATAAACGTCAAGGTGACCATATCAATCACAACACACTGGATAATCGAAGGTTCAATATCAGGATTGTTACACACCAGGAAAACCAACACAATCGACGAAGCAAAGGATACTATAAACAGGGACGGAAGTATCATGCCCAGATCAGAATGGATGGCATGCAAATATATCTTGGAATGTTCGATACACGTGCCGAAGCTCGCGCGGCATATTTGAAGGCAAAACGAATCTATCATCCATCGGCACCTATCCCGAAAGATTGAAGGGGAAACCTCGATATGAATAATTCCGAAGCGGTCGAAACAGAAAGACATTGTGGTACATGCAAATTTTCATCCCCCCTTAAAACGGGCGAACATGCCGTACCAATAGGCAAAAAAGGACTGTTATGCAATTGGGTATATGAACACATCATTCCAAGTTCAATGAACACGTACTCCACATTCATGTTTGAAGATCAAGGTATTTGTTGTCCATGTTGGAAGGAAAAAACATGAACCCTTGGCTGCTCTTGGACGTAAATTTCCTGTGCCATCGCGTACGTTACTCTATGCCAGCTTTAACCTACGATGGCAAGGCGACCGGAATCATTTATGGCTTCCTTCAAACAGTCCAATACCTAGAAAAGCAATTTGAGAGCAACCGTGTAGTATTTTGTTTTGACTCACGATACAATCTTCGCAAGGATATGCTCCCAACATACAAAGCCAATCGCAAAGTAGAACCGGCGGACGAAACAAAGCAGATATTCATCAGAGATTTTCGTTTGCAAATGGCCAAGCTTCGCGTTAAATATTTGCACGGTGTCGGTTATACCAATATATTCGTTCAAACTGGATACGAAAGTGACGATATCTTAGCATCTATAGCTCAGCGCATCCCCAAAAAACAAACCGCTATTATCGTTACGGCCGACCATGATCTATTTCAGTGTATTCAGGGCAACATTTCTGTCTACAATCCAATCCAACGAAAGACTACGAATCTCCAAAGGTTTTACAAAACATACGGAATCAAACCCAACCAATGGCATGAGATGAAAGCCATTGCGGGATGTTCATCGGATAACATCAAAGGCGTTCCAGGTGTGGGTGAAAAAACGGCCATCAAATATCTCCGCAAAGAAAAAATCAGCGGGAGATTATATGAGCGCATAGAACAGTTCAAGCAAACAATTGATTACAAACTCAACTTAGCGTTAGTAACGCTACCGCTTGACGGTACAATGCGATTCAAATTGAAGCCTAATAAGTTCTCCAAACGTAAATGGGATAGGCTTGTGAACAAGCTTGGTATGTATTCTTTAGATCAGAATATACAAAGCCAAACGTAGTGTACACAAATTATCATTATGAAAGGAAACATCATGCCGAAAAGAGACAAAACAGGACCGCCAAGTGGTTCGCAAGGCCCGCGTGATGGCAGAGGCGGAGGTAAAGGCACTGCTAAGGGTAAAGGCACAGGCAAAAAAACAGGGGGTAAAAAGGGCAGTTAACAATGTCTAGGCCAACATTTCCCCGATGTGTCTGAAATCGATTAACCGGCCATCGGGGAAATGTAAAGGATGAAAAACCAATGAAGGAATCGACTAGATATAGGAGGCAAAAAGGCTATTGGTCCCCTAATCTACAACGTATCATGGAGGCAGCAGCAGCAAAAGTGTTGTACCGACTACGTGACTATCGTGGTTTTGTTACTAGGGATGATTTGGTGTCAGAGGCGTGGTTGGATAGTGGGAGATATGGTTGCCCAAAAACTGAGAAGAAGCAATATATATGGTGCATGTTACATATTTGTGCTGCCAAGAAGCGATTAGAAAAACGGAACAAACCGTTCAGTATATTACCGGCCCCTATATTTACATCATTGGATTTAGTGGATGAAAATAGTGATTGTTTTGTAGAACAGGCTCACGAAGAGGATGTGTTAGAAGCAGAGGATTGTTGGTATATGCTTATCTCTTGCTGTGATACAGATAGGGATTGTGATATATTACGCCATAGACTTATGGGTGAGACGATGCAGCAGATAGGTGATGTGTATGGGATATGTAGGGAGCGGGTGCGACAGATCTTATGCAAAATAAAAAAACAGTATGATGAGATAACAAAGGAAAGGATAGAGGAAGACTGGTGACTAAGAGAAAAGGGATGGGCAAACAAAAAGGCAATGCTTTTGAACGAAAAATCAGCAAGCAACTATCGCTCTGGTGGACTGCGGGAAAACACGACGATATATTTTGGCGAACGGATACATCTGGCGGCAGAGCAACGGTACGTAAAGGCAAGCGGACGTACGGCCAGCACGGAGACATCTGCGCACGACACGAAAGCGGAACGGCTTTAACCGAACTTTGTACAATCGAATGTAAGCACGGGTACGTGAAAGACAGCCTTGCTGATTTGATAGACCGCCAAGAACGACAACGACCTACATACCTCAAATTCATCATGCAGGCTATCGAGGAAAAACGTTCAGCAAAAACTCCATACTGGCTGCTAATAACACAGCGAACGGGCCGCGAACCTTTGATAGTGTTTCCGCATGCGATGCTAAAGAAACTATTATGGGATGGGGATGATCCATTCGCTGACTTCATTCCAAACTTTAGACTGGACATTAAAATTCCAGACAGAAAAGAAGATGTATGGATTTGTGGAACGTCGCTATCTGAATTTGATCTGCGGGTAAACCCGAAACTTTTCATCCAACTCCACCACAAATGGAAACGCCACCTATCCAGAAAGCACACACGAAATGACTAGATATGAAAAACTCAAGCAGTTAATCGAGCAATGGACACGCGCTGAGATACTGGCGCGGTACGCCTCTTGGGGCATGCATACTGAATGGGGTGACTATTTTCAACAAGCACTTGAATTGCAAGGCAAGATACGCAAGTTGGCGTTAGGTAGCGATAATATACTTGAGTTGGGATACAAGTGGCGTTTGATTCCGGAACCTGAAGACGTACATACAAAAGTTGTTAGTTTAGACGCAAAGCGAAAAAAGAGATCCGAACGAATGCGTGTCGTCCATTGTAAGAAGGAAGACTACGATGTATACATCGGACGTTCATCTAAATGGGGCAACCCATACCGAATAGGTAAGCATGGTACTCGCAAAGAAGTCATCAACAAATACCGCCGATGGATCTTGCGTCAGCCGAAACTTTTGAACTCATTAGATGAAATTCGTGGTAAGGTGTTAGGTTGTAAGACGGTTTCGGAGCGTGACACTGGTCAGGTGTTGATTGATTTGTGTATGCGAGATTCTACCAACATCGGAGATTTGAAACCCCAACGAAAGAAAAAACCTCATGCTAAAAGGCATTAAAATTTCAAACCACAGATCGAACCACTCCCTCAAAATCGTATTCAGCAAACATGTAACTACGATCTGTGGTGAGAGCTTTCAGGGCAAGAGCAACGCTTTGCGAGCAATCAAATGGGTAGCTCGAAACAAACCTACTGGCACCAGCTTCATCTCATGGGGGCATAAACAATCTTCCGTCTTACTCGCAACAGACAAACATCGAGTGCGTCGGACTCGCAGCAAATCAAAAAATACATATGAGATAGACGGACAGGAACTACATGCATTTGGAAATGGTGTGCCTGATTCTGTACAAAATGCTTTACGTTTGTCCGAACTAAACTTTCAAACCCAACAAGAAATACCACATGGTAGCGGCCCTTTGTTTTGGTTTGCCCTTTCATCGGGTGAGGTGAGTAGACGACTGAATGCTGTTGTCAACTTAGATTTGATCGATCGCATTCAAACCAATGCCCAAAAAAAACTACGTACCGCACAAACGCTTGAACACGAATACGAACGAATTGTTGAAGAAGAAAAAAGCCAATCTGAACAACTAACCTATGCAAAGCAAATGTTCCATGATTGGCAACCTATACATCAATCGTATGATAGTATCCAAAGAATTTCAAAACAACGGGATGAATTGAAAGAACTACTCACAGATGTCCAAAATCAAAAACAAAACGCCGTAAAGATGAATAAAATTCTATTGGCTTTACAAAAGGACCTCACACCACTTGAAATTTTACGACAAACGATAATAAAAACAGAGAACAGATATGATAGTTTGTGTATAGCGATTCAAAAAGCCCAACACTTGCAAAATGTAATATGTGAATTGCAAAAACGAAAAGAAACAACAAAGCAGAAATACAAACAAAAGATGAAAGACAGGTGTCCATTATGCAATCAAAAGACTTAGAAGTTGCTGCTATATTTTGTAGTGATTTACACCTGAGCCTCCAACCACCAATCTACCGATCTAAAGAACCTGATTGGTTTGAAGCCATGTCACGACCTCTGTGTGAATTGCGACAGCTACAAGAGACACATCAATGCCCTGTTATATGTTGTGGTGATGTATTTGATAAATGGAAGGCTGAACCTGAATTGATCAACTTTGCCTTGGTACGTTTACCCGAACGGTTTCACACTATTGCTGGGCAGCACGATCTACCAAATCATAGTATTGATGATATACAGAAAAGTGCATTACGCACATTGCATATAGCGAATGCATCACAATTATTCAACACATCCCACTCTTCCCTTTTCCCCCCAGACTTCGGACTGCGATCAGCTCATTACGGAGAATTGTTGCCCAAAATTTCAAACAAACAATACACAATCAATATAGGTATTCTGCATCAATACAATTGGATACCCGCAAGTAAACATCTGAAAGCAGAAAAGAAAAGCCAAATAACATCGAGACGCAAAGAATTCAAATCATACGACTACATATTTTGTGGAGACAACCACATACCATTTTGCAGAGAATTCAAATGGGGTAGCACCTTTGTAAATTGCGGCGCTATGATGATCCGCAAATCCGACGATAACTTCATTCCCAAGTTTTGGTTACTGGTGCGAAGTAATATCGATCAACATCGGTCATTTCGCATTGTCCCTTACAAAATCAATACCAAACACGATGTATATTGGAAAGATCCGAAAGTCAAAGAAAACGAGCACGAACCTTCTATCGATGACTTGGCTGATTTCAAACACGAACTAGAAAAGTTAGGTGAAAGCGGACAAGATGTTGTGGCTGGAATAAAAGCATACATATCCAACTTACAAAATGTTTCAAGCAAAACTACAAACTTCATTGAAAAGATTTTACATGAATGCCAAAACCAATAAGCTGCAAGAAGTCCTACAGCTTTGCAAATTACTATCTGAGTTGGATCGAAGCAAAGCTCGTGCTGAAGGTTCACTAGATCAATCGATGCGCATGTTACAAAAAGATTTTGATGTCACATCGATCGATGAAGCTAAACGGTTACTTGCAAAAATGAATACAACGTTGGACAAAAAGAATCGAACATTTGAAACCAGACTGGAAAGATTCAAACAGCGATGGAAAAGATATCTGTAAAATCAATCGACGTAACAGTTCGCAACTGCTATGACGAATACACGCAAGGTGTAACTCAATACATCCGCGCAAAGAAACAACACAAACAAGCTCGTACCAATAGGATTGTCGCAAAAAAAGCCCAAACCATTTTACAGCATGCCTCCGAACAAATCCAACGGGAAGCTCACAAACGAATCGCATCTACCGTTACAACTTGTATGCAATTCGTATTTGGTGATTCCTATTCCTTCTGCATAAAGTTTGCGCGTATGAGGGGCCGAACCCAAGCTAATTTACAATTGCTCAAGGATGGAAATGTAATCACTGATCCGGCAAATGAGGATTCGGGTGGTGTATTAGATGTGGCTGCATTTGCATTGAGGCTCAGTTGTTTGGTAATGCACAAACCCGTTTTGCAGCGAGTGCTTATTTTGGATGAGCCTTTCCGATTTGTATCTGCTAAGTACCGCCCACGTATTAAAGGACTCCTCATCAGATTAAGCAAAGAGTTTGAAGTGCAAATCGTACAAGTGACACACCAACCAGAATACATGATAGGAAAGGTAGTAGAACTATGAGTGTAAACTTCATTGTGAACAAAGGATCATTTCGCATTCTACACATCACCAAAAATCCATTGCAGCTAATCGAACGTTGTGGCCGCACGGCATATCAAAACCAAGATAAAATAACCAAAGATTCAGCCAAAAAGTTCATCCAAATGTTAATCGCGCGCGGACACGAATCAGTTCTTGAACATGCTACGATGACAGTTCAATTCAATAACGTTAGCAGAGGATTCACACATGAGTTGTCGCGACATCGTTTGTGTTCTTTTTGTCTTAGCGGAAAAACAAGACTTATCAGTCATCCAAACCTAAAAACTCATACACCAACAGGTAAATTTTGGACTATTGAACAACTTTACAAATGGCAAAAAGACAAGAAACGCAAAGGAAGGATAAAACTGATCCGATTACGCAGTATTGATAAGCATGGAAGAATTGTACCTGGACAAATAAGAAGAGTCTTATTCGCGGGCAAAAAACCACTATTAGAAATTCGATGCATCAGCGGACGTCATATACAATCTACCAAATATCATTTCTTTTTAACTGTGGATGGTTGGAAACAATTGAAAGATTTATCTATTGGTGATCGTATATTTGCAAATGGGTTGCCATCACTTCAAAATAAAGAATGGCTCGAAAGAGTATATATCAAAGAAAATAACACTTTAAAAGAAACAGCTCAATTAGCTGGCTGCTGTACTGGTACAGTTACAAAAGCTTTACGAAAGCATGGAATTAACAAACCCCTTTCCATGAGAAAGAATAGAAAACCTGGACATGGAATTCCTGGAATGCATGGAGCAAAAGGCAGGAAAGAAATCAGTTTACGTATGATGGGAAGTCACAACCACCAATGGAAAGGATCAGATATAAAAGAAGGTGCAGGAAGACAGAGAGCCCGCACTTTATATCCAACCGATTGTTGCTGGGGCTGTGGAACTGCCAATAATCTTGAGCATCATCATATGGATAAAAATCCAAAAAACAACACCCCGGCAAATGTAAAAATCCTATGTTCTGGGTGCCATAAATCTTTTCACTATAGCGAAGGACATACTGTAACAGTATTTTTAGATGAGATAGTTTCCATCAAATCGATTGGCGTTGCACAGACATACGATTTAGAAATGGAAACGAAACCCCCTAATTTTGTTGCTAACGGAATAGTGGTACACAATTCGCAGGAGTCAACACGGTATGTGGATGAGAGCAATTTCACATTTGTGTGCCCCCCTGGATTGCGAGATTGTGAAACAGAAATGGATCTGCAAACTATCATCGATACTATCCATGGAGTGGAAACGGCATACAACGGATTAACGAGTAAAGGATGGCCAGCGCAAGACGCCCGTCAATTTCTTCCCATCGGCATCAAAAGTCAGATCGTCATAACCGCAAACTTTCGGCAATGGCGTCATATCTTTCAACTCCGTACTACCCTAGCAGCCCATTGGGAAATTCGACGTGTTATGATAATGCTGCTTACAACGCTTCGCAACCGCGCTGTGCCTATAGTATTCAATAATATAATTCCACAGTTCACCAAAAAGGAGGCTGAAGATTGGGGTTGGAAAGTTACACAGCATAATTCTGAAAGTGGATTTGTTCGTGCCGAATTTAATAATGAGGAAATTCAATGCCTCCCCGTAGAGGAATGAAATATCTGAAAGCCAACTGTCACGGATGCATGGGTCTTAAAAATGGTTCGTGTATTTTTCGCATTCCAATCGAACGTTTGACCGATCCGACAACGGGAAATACCATAATCAAACCAATGCGCCCCTGCAATAAGCCCCGAACCAGGAAAAAGCTACAGGAGGCCCTAGCAGCCCGTGTAATCGATAAAACAGAAAACCCACCCTATCTATCCCCCATGGGTAGATAATCGCTTACACTGGGCGTCAGGGGCCTAAAATTTGTATGTAAACGCGGGGAATCGACCGCAACGATGAATAAAGGAAAAAACATGGATGATTCTGAAAAGAAACGAATACGAGACATACATGCGATGGATCAGGGCACCGAATTTGTTGGTGAGTTTTTTCCACCACTTTTGTGGAAGTTATATAAGGGATGCGTGCGAAAAGGATTTACAAGTGAGCAGGCAATAGAATTGACTAAAACATATCTCTACGCACTCATCTCCATACCAAGCTCGAACCCCGATAATTTAAAATAAGGAAAAACGCCCATGGTACTTAGTTGGCACACGCTTTTGGAAAGGCGACCATGGGCGCTTGCACTCTAGCCGTATGTATACAGCTTACACCTCTTAGGCATTTGCTTTTCGTTTCCGTCACTCCAAGACCATGCCTTATGCCGTTTGTAAATTTCCTTCATACTTCCATACCACATTCGATCCATATGGCACTGCCGAAATTTAGTCCCACTGTATAATCCGTTTGCGTAAACCGAAGGGACGTATTCAGAACTGAGATGGCTTCCATTTGCAAAACATATATCCGTCAACATGAGCCTGTTCATCAATCTCAGTATGACAAGATTAAATGTAAACCTATGATCACCATGTCCATACTCTCCCATCGGATTATGAGTAAAGACACACTCAGGTCTCCATGTCCGAATAAACTCGTCTATCTGAGTTTGAAATTGTTTCACTACTAATGGTAGTGTAAAATCCTTTCGATTTGGACTGCGAGGTGGTATCCTGGAGAAGTTTGTATCAAGCCGACGAAATGGAACTATTTCAATCTTGTTTTGTCTGCCCACTTCCTCTAATGCTTCTATAGCTCCCGGCCCGTACTTTTTGTAATTGTTGGCGAGGATGATTACTGCTACTTCATGCGCACCCCCCTGCAAAATAGGCCATCCACAAATGACTTCATCATCTGGGTGTGCCATAACCATTAAGATTCGCATCAGTCAATACCTCCGTTAGTATGGGGCTTCCGATTCTAATCCGTCATTTGTTAGGTAATATTTAATTTGATCTGTAACGTCAGCCCAATTGTTACGGAAGACGATAACATGAATACCAAGGGCTTCAATTTCCTTAGCAATTTCACGACGGAAAGTACCTATTGCATTTTCTTGGCCCGTCATGAAATCGTCTACATAGACATAAGGTTTCATTGCAATTAAAACCGCGATCTTTGCAGCCATATTTGGAACGACAGTCACACTCTCTGGATTGGGGAGCTTTAAGTTTTTTAATTGACAAATAGTCAGCGCTCCATCCAAGTCATATCCACGTGCTGTCAAATACCGTATTTCATTAATGGGGGACAAACCCCAGAGAACGTCGAGACATTCTATAGGATTCTCAGTAAGATTATCCATCTCCAGTTCAGGCCAAGTCCAAGCATTTTTGTGTATCTTACCTCCAGGCCAACGCGGAACTGTATTGCGTCTAATCCGGCGCCAGTGGTCAACAAGCGTGCTGTCAATATCAAAGACAAACAGGTTAGATATTTTCTCAGACGCCATGCAGACTCCTTGCTAGGGCTGAGTATGCCCTATCGAACATGGCGTGTTTATCTAACCAATAGTTAGCATAAAACGGAATTTCCTCTTGTAGTCGGAACTTCTCCCGTTTCAGAAATTCAACGAGCGCCGCAGGTCGGCTTGGATTGTAGAAAGGTGGATTCCAATTTGCCTGGTTGAAATACCCAACAGAGAATCCAGGTTGAACTTCAAGAAAATAAGGCTTGTCATTCTGATCAAGAATTACATCAACCCCCTGAAAGTTCAATCCCAACACACTAACAGATTTGATTAGCGTCTTTTCCCACTGATGACAGAAATCAGAGCACACCTTTTGATACTTGATAAAAGTCTCCTCCATAGAGGATTCAAACCGATTGGTGATAGCAATCCAACCCTCTGGCGGTCCCACTCTCGCATACCCAGTTACAACCCTGTCCGCAGCAACGATGATTCGGAAAGACATGATTACATTTTCAGGGCGCAATGTAGATATGAACTTTACAGCAAGAAGACTTTGCTTTGCCCCGCGCTTTTTTACATTGATACGTGTCTCACGCAAATAAGCCTTTAGTTCCACCAATGCTTTATTTGCCTCTTCCTCGTCATGCACGAGATATGAATGGTAGCCTGTGTTTGAATTGTTTGCGCGCACCAACATGGGGAAGTCGAAACTTTTCTTTTGCTTCTCCCAAAAATCTTCTGCATCTTTGAATTCAAACCAGTCGGGAACTGGAATGTCGTTGTCCCCCCAAATCTTGAACGCATCTTCCTTAGCATGTGACGCCATCCATCCCCGTGGATCGTTAATATGTTCAATGTGTGGAAAATAGTTGGCTATATCCACACAACGTCTCCACAAACTTTCATCTGTGTATTCTGTATTAAGCTTCCAAACTATCGTATCTGCTTTTGAATGTAGAATTTCATCCTCTGTGATGAAATTAGGCATGTCTTCCAACACTATAGGCCCTATGTAGGTTTCACACATTTCCCTTTCATATGCGCGCCACCGAACCCCATGACCTTTTACAGCAACTACCGAATGTGTCTCACCCATTTTCGTTCAGCCTTTCCATTTCTAACAGTTCTCGAATAAACAAAATAACAGCTTCAAAACTTTGATCGTCACCTGCATATAGAAATATCTGATAGCCTTTCATTGATCGATACAGGCTGAAATGTTGAGCCAGTGTATTTGTAAAATCGTTTACTACCAACGTGAACACCGGACCTTCTCCGATTATGTAATCAGCCGGAATCAAACTTACCAGCAAAGCGCGACGCTCATCCATCTTAATCCTGAATTTGATAACATCAAACTTATTTACCACATCAAGCAAATCCCAATACAGCGGAATGGATGGTGTGGCAGGTGTCTCCAGTTTCTCTCTGAACCTAAGATACCGGCGCAGACTTAAAACACTATCAGTCTCCGATTTGAAAAACTCATCTACTGGCAACCCCTTGCGTATACCTATAATGCTGATGACAGGATAAGCCCCCAATTGCTTACTGCTAACAGTAGTAAATACGTCAACATCCTCAGGGACAGAGTAATACGGAAACGCACTTACCATATCAGCAAAAAGTATCACCCTTGACCAATTAACATCCCAGTGTGTTGGTGTTGGAAGTGATATGTTGACGTGTGAACAACTTGTTTCATACAGACAAAAAGCTTTGCACAATGCAGGACCGTTTATTCTGTAAATCTTTTCGAGCCTATCCAGCCTGCCACCAAATTCATCTTCCACGTATAAACACGTTGTACATACATTCAAACTGGAAAGAACGATCTCGTTAGCCATCGTACCGCTGCCAGTAACGAAAATGAGATCGAAATCATCCAACCGGGGAAAAGTAGTTTTCATTTGTGCTTCTAACGATTGAAGCAATCCATGAAACACATCGTCCCTGTGATGATGTACAGGTTTTGCAATCATCGATTTCGCATTCGGCCCGAACATGAGAGGGTCCTCCCGTAAACGAATTTCTTCTCCAGATATTTGAGTACAGCAATACGATGCATCCCATCCCATGGGTCTTCCCTGCCCAACTGTAACGCAATGGGAGTTTCCTGCCCATGTTCCTTCGCAGTCTTGATTAAATTGATATAGGACAGAACACGCTCTCTTGCTATTTTAGGACCCCAAGCTGTAGATCCACGATGCGCATCTCGTTGCCATCTAAAACATACTGAACGCTCTAAATTTGATTCGTCTGTACGATTGGATAGCACGTCCTCTATGAACGTAGGAAAAATACGCTGATAAAATATAGCATTATATGGATTCAAAGCAAGTTGTTTCGTCCAACAATCCTGGATGGAAAGTCGTTTCAGTGAACGACTACGAAACAACAAAATAGTTAAGTCTTTCACCCTGTTTGCTTTTTTATGTTCCAACAACTTCCCAGATGTAGAAAAATGATGTATGTAATCCCAATCAGACAAAGGCGTGATTAAACTCTGTAAATATGAAGACTTTGGATTTATTACACCCCCTGCATTTTCATCCAACAGCACAACCAAATACATACTCTTGAAAGACAACGTTCGCAAATACGCAACTAACGCATTTACTCGCATATGATAGTGTACACAAGACAGCATCGTGATATCCACAATGGGAAACGTGCTCATATTAAGTGACTGTGCATCCGGATGAGATATGTTAGGTTCCAACGGACCAATGCCTTGGTTGTACACCTCCAAGGGCATCTCGTCATAGTAATCACGAGTTACAAGCAATTGATCGAAAGCCCCCAATCCAGCGTCCACACCAATCAATCGATTAAACCCTTGCTTTTGCCAAGCTCGCAAAAGGAACAAACCCGCACTACAACCCACCTCGCACAAAGAACTTTCTTTGGGTTTTGTACCCAGCTTATCTATATGTTCCAACATTGGTTTTATGTAACACATCCATCGTCCTTCTCCGTACGATATGTAATTTGTTCGACCACCCCCAAAATGGGTGTTGGGAGATGAGATGCTACCGTACGGGACGGACTGATACCAACGTCGCTTTTCCCCAGCTTGTTCGATACGTGTTCGCAATTTAGCCTTACTTATCATAATCAATCCTTACACTTCTTGGTAATGACGGCTATAGGACAAGACTTCATGTCAAAGCTTGTAAGTCGTACACCAGTGACAGTATCCAATCCCTTTAGAAATACATCTATGTCCTCATATCGAATCATTTGGGGGTGCTCTATGTTCCCTTGCGTTTTGTGTCTTTCAATTTCATCCTCATTGTCTCCACGACAATCAAACGCCAAAAAACAAGACTTGCTCACACGCAAACATTCGGATATAGCATCAAAAATATTCCAGCCATGATCCAAACTATTGAAGCTAAGAAGAACATCTATTGAATCATCTGATAACGGAATCTTTTCCGCTCCTGACTCTACATACGTCGCATCTTCAGGCCATTCACAATAGTTCAAATCAACTAAATCTCGCATGACATAATCTATAAACACTTTCTTTCTTGCGGGAATATCACAAACCTGAAGCATACCCCCAAACGGTCCAGGACCCACTTCACCTACAATCTTTGTTTCATCTACATAGGATCGAATATTATAACAGCTTAGAAATGGATCGTACCAAGCCTTCCTGGCATTCGCCTCATGTTCTTTATTTCCTTTCCACCATGAAATGTTTCTTGCTCTAAATGTTTCCTTGGACTCTAAACCACCTCTGGTTTTTTCAGCATCATTTATACTTGTAATCCAATGCAAATTTCGACTATCGGTATGCATTCAAATACCCTCTTTTGAAAAAACATCCCGGACTCCACGTTGGCCCCAATGCAACATCATGCATTCAATAGAAATATCTTTACCCTGCAACCGTTTCTTGTAATCTCTCATATACTTAGCACTGCTCGCACCCACACACCATTGTTCAGGAAGATAAACGGGAGTAATACCAGTCTTCCATGAAGCTCTCCAAAAGGCAAGTGTGCCTCGCATACAGTTTTGTAGCTCTTCCAAATAGGCAGATAAAAGAATACGGGCTCTTTCGTCCAACCTATACACAAACAAGGGGCTGACGTTACACGCAGGGGCATGAGGAGGGCCACAGTGTGCGTTGTAAGGGATAAAATCCTTTGGCCCGGCGTCTGTCCCCCTAGCATTGTATTTAACATACACACGGGGGTTCAGAGGTACACAAACACCGAAGCGCTCAGCCAGTAGAAATCCGTCGGTGAATTCAGAATGTACAATGCGCATATCGTCATTGAGAACACAATAAGAATCAGCATAGGGCTCTAATGCAAATCGTGCGGATAACACATTACAATTGCGCACACCCCAACGTGGACTATCTAACCATTGAAGTTCATTGTGGGGAACTACCAGTTGTGTAATCTCATCCGATAGGTTCCTCTGATGATCAGTCACAATGTATACAGGAATATCCGGGCAAACTTGTTTGAGATTTGATAATAGTGCCTGGACATTTTTTGCACGTCCCGGTCCCAAACTGACAATTAGAATAGCTCGTTTCACATCCACGTTGTCGCCCCTTTATCATGCCGAATCATCACATTCGGAAATACATCCTCTTCATAAATCATCGTCTTCAACTTAGACTTCAAATGAATAACTGCCGCCGTATCCACATCTCCAATAACATCACGTACAAATTCAAAAGCTTGCGCCCCTATTCTATCTGTAGGAGGACAATAGTTGTACCGTGGACCTGCGTCAACAATCGACAACCCATGTGACTTTTTCAAAGCTTCTCTTTCCATCCAAGTTGAAATCAAAAAATCCTGGCCAACGCTCCAGTCCAATCCGAAGTGATGATGTTTGTATTTCGTTCTGGCCTCTATATATGGCTCCCATGTATTTTCAAATATCTCATCCACATGCCAAGCAATCCACCCCCTAACACGTGGGTTCACCCGTAGGAAAAAGATACCACCATTGATTGGAAATAAATGCTCATATCCCCGTGTTGTCACCCCTATGTCCATATTCCTGTTATCGTTGAATGGCTTGAAAGGATCTGCTTGGAAATACACGTCTACGTCAGACACAAGAACTTTGTCATGGTCCGCAAAATACTTCTGGAAACAATGGAGTAACATTTCGATCTTACACGTTGCACGTCGGCCACTCATTTGTTTTGGATCAACCACCTGCCACCAAACATTGTAATTGTCAGATAGAAACGATTTCACAATGTCTGGAACTCCATCAGTAACAATAATAATCTGGACGTCAGGTGCAACCGCGTGTAAACTGTGAATGCACGTCTCCAGCATATTATTGTCTTTTTGATGGTAGGTAAAATAAGCAAACTTCATTATCCTCTCCCTGCCTTGGTTCCTTAGGCATTTACAACACGACGAAATCGACGCGACGCTTGATTGTGTATAATAACCCCATCCGGAACGTTTCGCATTAGATCAAATATTTTACAATACTGAGCTGGAAGACAACCGAATTTGAGATTGTACTTTCCAGAATTTAATAGTTCCTGTAGTAAATCTGGATTGCGTTTTCTTTTTCTACTCCCCATGCATAACTCTGCCCACTCGGCAACAAACGTTTGTACAACAGGATTATTGCGAAAAAAGATAGTCCCCCCCAAAAGCTCGTTACGGTGCCATGAAAAATCATGAACATGTGCTGCAATATCCGCTACGAACTTCGGATTTTCAAAGATAACTGGGCGAGCTTCAAAAACCGCATCGGCATCAACACGTAAAATATCCCTTCCAGGAAAACGAGACAAGGCGCTTTGAATAACCTTGCTGCAAAAGTTGCTGTTCGCGCGCCATGTACCAAGAGATTTGATGGGGGTAAGATCCAACTCTAATTTCCATTCCTTGCACGATTTGACAAGATTCTTAACTTCCTCTTCATACGGCGTGTCTACTGTATAGTGTGACACAACCAAGGGCATTACCATCCTAGTCAATCTCCTTTCTGTATTCGATATAAGCGTTGAGCTTACTCGTAGGAGAATGACTTATTACTTCCAATCCTTTCTCTTTCATAATTTTCAATGCTGTTACAAAATGCCCAAAGTATTCTGTGAGATGTGTTACACCACTACGATATTGAGAATGAAAGTTACTTCCACCGTCATGATGCAAGTCCATTCCCAATAGATGAATCCTTTTCGCCCCCAATATTATAGCTAACTGCATTCCGCAAAATCCGCTATTCTGTCCAGTGCAAAATTCCGTATCCCCCTCAATGTAAATCTGACCATCAAAACGAGTGGGTTTGATATGCCACTCATACTGTTCCAAATAAGGTTCGACCCTGTGAAAGAATTTATGATCTTCCCGCATCACAAGAACCTTATAACCTACACATTCCCAAAAGTTATTAATTGCCGCTCGCCGAGCATACGTGCTATCGGCCGTTATGAAATATGAAAGATTTGGAACGTATTTAATCGCCCCATTAACCGCAATCGTCGTTTTGTAACGTATTTGATCCCAGTCAAAATCTTTCAGCGAAGGCCCACAGCCAACAACATACACATCATCAGGAATAGAAAGGTGTTGATTATTCATATCAATATCCTAATTAATACCACGAATATGTACCAAACGAACTTACAATATTCCAAGTCCCTGCAATAAGACATCTAATCTCAACCACCGATTCATCAGCACCCAATTCCAAATCTGTAACCCTGCCTGCAAATACATCGGCACCCGCAGCAGCTACTCGCAAAGCCTCTGAAGGCACTCGAATAAATCTAAGTGCCGTCCCCGCTGCTGCTGAAGGCAATGTAAACGTAATAGTTCTAGATGCCCCAACATTCGTAAATGTCTTTCCGTTATCCGCTGTCAATACTGTATAGTCCGCAGTCTTGGCTGTCGGTGTATCTGTGAGTGGCTGTGGAATAGCAGAACCTAAAATCGTTCCACCGGTAATCGTAACACCATCACTATCCTGAGTTGCTATTGTGCCAAGACCAAGTGTTCCCCTGGCCGCCGCTGCATCAGCATCATCTAGCAAGGTCTTGGCAAACGCCGTCACCGTCTCACCGAACAACGTGCCAAACGCGGTGAACGTCGCCTTAGTAGACTCTGCGCCAAAGTCGCCGCTGGACGTGCACACCCATCCAAGAATGCCCGTAGTAGGTGCTGTATGTAGTACTACCTCACCCGCACGATAGTAGTAGCTATCGGGGACTGCATTAGCAAAAAACACGCCCCTGGCTGTCGAATCAGTCAAAGCTCGAATCCGCACACCCTTGGGCAAACTAGAAGTAGTGTAGACTTCTAGGGGCCCAACAATCATTCCTGCACCATCATCGATACCGAAATACATCAGTCTATCGTCAGCACCCGTTCCGGTAAAACCACCCGCCTCAAACTCCGTGTTGAACGATGAGATGGAAACGCAGTGAGTCCCCAGATCCACATCCTGCTGAAATTTGCAGCCGATCAAAATCAACGGCTTGTACATATCGTAGCTAATAACATCCGCTGCTGGTGCAGGTGAGTTATCTTGCTGAAAACCGCTCATGATGTTTGGGGCTAACGAAGCACTGGCCGCTTGAGCCCCCGCCGACGTGGTCAACACAACATCCGATTCTGACTTGCAGGCGTAGAGGTGGAACCCAGCGATGGGGCCATTGAGATAGATGTCACTCGTCCCGCTGTTTGCCCAGAAGTGGCCGAACGCCGTGATCTGCCCGGCGTCGATTTGGGTGCCGTAGGTCGTCGCGTCGAGGTTGGCGCCGTTCCTGAATGTCACTTGCCGGGGCCCACCTCGGAGCTTTGTGTTGATCCCGTTATAGCTGATCGTGCAGTTCTCGAACTCGACATAATCGCAGGCCGCGTTGCTGTGCTGCTGGTAAACGTCCACGCCCACGCCGGGGCAGTACTGGACGATGACGTTGTTGAATGTATTGCGCTGGCTCGGGAGGCCGCTGGCGGTGGTGATGAGAAGCCCATTGACGCCAGAGGTGCTGTTGCCATGCAACCATAGATCCTCGATGGTGCTCTCAGAGATAGACGTCATCTCGATCATCGTGCCGGATGCCGCCCCGATCCACTTGATTTGCGGCTGGCCCTCGCCATAGATGTGCAGGCCGATCTCCGTGGCACTGCCGTCACCGATAGACAGCTTTGTGCCAATCCCGTAGTAACTGGACGGTTGCGGGAAGAAAATGGCCCGACCGGACGCAATCCCTGCGTTGATGCACGCCTGGATACTGCTGCTGTCATCCGAGCCGTCGCCTTTGGCTCCGAAGTCGGACACAGACAACGGTTGCTGTGACACATGGTCGGGCATGATATCAACGGAGAACTCGTCAATTTCGACCGTTCCGGTCGATTCGTCATAGTTAACCAGAATGGTAGGCCGGAACCACCGCACGTCATCGTGTAGGATGCCCGGCGCCCCGGGGTCAGGCTTGGCCCCCGCGTCACCGGTCGATCCGGTGCCTCGGAAATAGCCGGTGTAGACGGTCCAACCTGAACCCACAGACTCCGCGCTGGCCGCGATGTAGTGCTGTGAACCGATCTGGTCAAGGCCATGCACATTCACCCACGCATCGTCGGCGCCGTTGCGGCCGCTGACGCCAAGGTATGCCGTCCCAACGCCGGCCGTTTGACGGGTGCGCACGCGGATGCGGTACAACCACCCCGGATCGAATGGGAAGGAATCTTTGTAAATCAACCACGCTTGACCGTTGCTGACGCGCAGGAACTTGCCACCACTGACGCCACCGCTCTGGATGGAAAGCTCACCGCTACCGCTCTGGTTGACCCACCGTGTCGCGACGTCGTTGTCTGGATTTTGAAAGTAGTCATGGAACGTTTTGGCGCCCTTGACGCCTTCGACGCAATTGTCTAACTGGATATCGCCTTCGTGGTCGCCAGTTACGTCAGCACCGTCCTCGGGCTTGTGCCCGTCGTCATCGACGATAAGCGACCAAGACCCATCGACCGTTGCAATTTGTATCCAAGCAGCGCCACTATATCGCTTGAGCATATTGGGCGAAACACTCGTGTCACACCATACCCAGCCTTCCTGAGGTGAACCAGGAGCCGCGACGCCAACGTGCGTAATATCTACCGCATTGTTCGCAGTTACGTCGGCGCCCGACTCAGCGGCAAATTTATTGGTGCCGCCCTCGGGGATTTGGTCGGCGTCCTCGGGGATGACGTCGATAGCGAACTCGTCAATCTCCCACGACTCACCGGAGCTCTGACTGATGTACAAGAAGGGCCGGAAATACCGCACGTCTTCGTGCAGCGCACCAGGATTGGCCGGGTCAGGGCATTCCACGTTCGTCCCATTGCCAATTGCGTGCCCCTTGAAATACCCCGTGAAGATTTCCCACGCGCCGTCGCCCGACTCAGCGACCGCTACCACGTAATGCTGGCCCCACATCCTTGCCGTCGCCGCCCCGGTATAGTCCACCCAAGCCGTATCGGCTGAATTGCGACCGGCGACCCCTGCATAAAGCGAACAGATGCCCGCCGTTCGCTTCGCCCGAATCCGAACTCGATAGAGTTTTGACGGATCAAACGGAATGCTCTGCTTGTGCCAGATCGCCCCGACATTCTCACTACACTGCAAAACCTTCCCGCCAGCAACCCCGCTGGCCGACGCCACCGCGTACGTCATCGAATGGCTGGAATACAGTTCCCAGTGAGACGTCACTTGACCGAACGCATCCTCAAAAGTCTCGTCGAAGAGATTCGCGCCGGAGCCACTAATCGGCATATCGTCGGCGTCGATGTACGATCCATTCTTAGCAACAAGAACACCCTCTTTAAAGAACGCCACGCCGCCCTCATTGATGCAGAACAAATAACGAGCTTCACCGGACAAATCAGAAAGCTCATTTGTTGTTTGAAGATATCTTGGATCGCCTATGTTAGGATCAAAATAAATGTACTTATCTGTCGTCTCCCCAAACTGTGAATCCGCTATGGGAACCCAAGTGCCTTGGTATTTGATCCCCCCGCCCAAATCGACTGTCCATGTCACGGTATCAACATCATCACCAGTAAAATTCAAACCATACCACTTGATGGACTCCTCTATATGACTCACCCCCGGCTTTTGTCCAGCTACAGCTTGCTGAGTTGTAGGAAGTAGGGAGGGTGATGTCCCCCCTTTCGTTGTAGAATAAACTTGGGGCTCTATCCGAGGAGCGTTTTCATCATCAGTATAGTAATCCGTTGTATACTGCATTCCTTGAAGGATGACTTTACCAGAACGCTGACGCCGGAAACCAGTTACCCTATAAGTATCAACAACATCAGTGGCAGTTCCAAACGTCCACAAATCCATTTCATTCGGTGTGTAATCCCACGCGCCGACAATCGTTACTATATCATTCTTATCACCCGTTACTGAAGCAACAGTATAATAACTAAGCCTTTCAGCAGAACCATCATGTGTACGAATCAACAACGTATAGGTTTCACCACTCTCAACATCCAATTCCTTATCCGTTTTGATACCATTGGCATATACTGTATCAATTCGACCGCCTTCACCAGTAGCAATCGCCGGGTGCTGGACATATATAACATCCCCTAACGATGTGTAAATCGAATCAATGGCAGCAGGCAACTCCACCATCTTTTTCATGTACTGATTTATACGAAGTTGCCTTGTAGCTCTACGCCAAACTTGCGAACGTTTTGTAGCTCCCCAACAATCTAAATTCGCTGGAATATCCGCTGCTGCCCCTCTTAATGGAATGGGGTAACTCTCTCTGGCATAGTCCCCAGTCTCATCATAAAATTCAGCATCATAGATTGTAGCTACTTCATTCGTTGGCAGATAGGTAACGCGGAAACCAGGACGCAAATTTGAAACATTGAACATCTGGGATGGAGTAGCAGGTTTGTCTACTACCACACCAAGAATATTTCCCGTCAACGTCGGCATAGCACATCCAGCTCTACATACCCGTTGGACGGCGTCCCACGTTACCATTTCAGAATCGATCACACCGTTAAACACATATCGATTCTCAGTATCACCACTCTCATCTGTTATTGGAACCTGCTCATCACACCATGTCGCAAAAGTGATAAATTCAGACATCGTAATGTCACTGGGGTCCATCCGACGATAATACTCTACCGCATAAGCATCACCACTCTCACCTGTACCAGAAATAACAGGACGTGTGGCTACATCTACTGCAATCCATGCTGGATTATCTGACCATTCGATACTTGTAACATTCCCACCAGAATCATAAATACAAACGAGCTTCCCTTCTATCTGTGCATAGTAATCAATACTACCCGATAACTCCTGCCCCGCCCCAGCCCCAATCGCTGTGTAAGCAAGTCCTGGATGTTTTTGAGCTGTATCGAATACACATTGAATGGAATCGAAGTAAAAATTATCACCCCTATCTGAATGTTGGCTGCTATTACGCGAAACCCGCGCTTCATATTCTATTCCTGGGGTGATAGTAAAAGCACTGCCTCCCTCGTATGTCTCATGACAAAAATATCTAAGACGAACCGGATCACGGCTCTTACCTATAATTTGTGAATCAAACAACGTATGCCAAGAACCTCCAGCAATACGCATTTCAATTTTCGTGTCGATCCGGGTAGTATTTGCATCTCCCTCTGCATCGAAATTTGTCAAACCATTTGGGAAACGTAAAACGATAGCAACCTTATCGCAATCAACTGCTGTAAAAGTCTTAGTGATTTCATGATCATCCTGATTTTGGTCTTTACACATTTGATTTACTGGAATCTCGAAAGCATCTGTTACCGTAGAAGCCGCCTGAGATTCTGTTCCTGTGAAATGCTCCAACACCCAATCATCTGCATCATTATAAGATTCAATGGACCTGTTATTAAGTTCTTCCGTGCCATCCACGATACCTTCAATTGGACCGTCTGAATACGCAATCTTTAGATGGATAAGGTCTTCCGCAGAAGTGACTGATGCATCCTTTGTGAGAAAGTCTGTCCCTTCCGTTAATTTGCTTGAGGCGTAGCTACATATCAAAACACCTCGAACGCCATACGTCCCATACACCAAAGGAACAGGTGTACCTACTCGTTGCGTTGTCTTGGGATTCCAGGTATATGATTGTGATTCTGTTTCTTTACCCTCATCCGCACCCACCAACGCATTCAGGGCTAATGCCCCACCCATCATAATTGCAGCAGTGCCTAATGAATAGGCCATCATAGTACCAGCACTATATGCAGCTTCCCCAGCCATCATTGCACTCGCAGCGCCAGTCAAACCAGGAGCGACAGCCCCCATTATAGCCGGAGCAGCTACAGCAAGGGCTAACATACCCATCAGTTGTACAGGCTTGGCCCCTCTCGCCAGCTCGGGGCGGATAACTATCTGTTGGGCGTACGTAGGGTAGGTCCCCGCCCAATCGGCCCTTAGAATGGGTTCAGCATCCAAAAAAACGTGGAGTGGTATATCCTGTCCACGAGTTATATCCTGTTCAATTATTTCCGCAAGCGAACGTCCTGCCCGGACAAACTGTGTAGCTCGTTTAGAAGTCGTCATGGGTGTGAGCATAATGACTACTTCAATCCAATCTTTCGCCCACCAATAACCATCAACTTTATCCCGCCAAGGCCGACGACTCAAAGGTTCCGCGAGAACCTTTCCATGAGCCCTGCCTGGACAATGGATAAATAGATTATCATTCGGGAGGACCAAACCGATATGAGTATCCAAAAGAGTCTTAGATGAAAACGTAACAAGGGAAAATGGACGTGGGAACAAACACTGTTCGTAATTCTGCTGCTGTTGATCATAAACAGGACGCGCATCCTTGGGATCAACCAAACCGATATCAGGTAGATCCATACCCAACCGTTCCGCAAAGACTTTTACCAATCCATAACAATCATAGCTATCGGGTCCTGTAGCCTTTGCTTCATACGGCTTGCCAAGAAACTCAGCCATTATCTCATTCAACTCTTGTTGAGTGAATCGTACCATTATGCATACCTCACAGCTTCACGTCTCATGGACAAAGGACCACCATAACTACCTGGGAAACGGCCACGCTCAGAGCAAGAATCTGGGTTGCGATCACAATAAGTCAAAACGCCTGTATATCCACATCGTCCACCTTTAAACTTGTGACGACAAGTATACGGATTGAATCGATCCTCAGGAGTACGGAATCGAAGTTCCGGAGATATAGATAAGGTAAAGTTTACAATCGTCCATGTGACCTCCACTCCAGAAATTGTAAACGTCAATAGGTCTTCAGAATAATCCTCAGCCAAGTAATCCGTATTGACCTGAAGAAAACTGACAGTACCGCCGATCACGCCGTCTTGAATATATGATTGTAATGCATAACCTATATTTGAAATCGAAGCCGTGATTTCCGGAATCTCACCTTCTGTATTAAAAGAAAATTGATCAATACTGAAATTCAAGGCTGTATACGTATCCCCATCATAAGAAACATCCTCCGTATTGCCAGCGTAACGAAGGATAGTTGAATCAGGAGTGGTAAGAACAATCAACCAAGGCCAAGCTCCAGGTTGATTCAAATCATTCTTAATCTTAGTGATATTAGATGGCATGCTTACAGACATTAGTCCCCCTACGTGTAACTACCAAGAGCCTCAATAAATGTGACGGAGATTCGCCATAAAGAGGCATCCTCGTTTTCCGGTTTGTATTCAGGCGGTCCGTTGAAATAAACGAAGTAGTCAACATCATCCGACCGATCTGTCCATTTGATAGGCTCTGCCCCCCAATTAGCGCTTCCCTCATAAAATGTATTCAGAGCCGCTACATTCGCTGCTGTCATAAAGCTCCACACAACAGTCCAGGATCTAGGAACGTCCGTGTGACGAGCCTGTGACAGGTAAGGCCCATTATCAAATTCAGTTACAATCCTATTGTCAAAAGCATAGGACTTATTAAATCCACTTGCTACTGGATACCGTGCGAATGATGGAAATACAGGCTGTGCCATAATTTTATCCTCGACTTCTACTGGCTCTACTGACAGGACCTCTATTTCGTTTATCTCTAATGGTGATATTAGCTATCATACGATCTGGATCGAAATCGATATCCTCCGCTTCTATCGGCATGTTGGTAATGTTTTCAATATGCAGGGAAAAACCACTAGCCTTAGAAGTATCTTGCATCTTTCTCAATTCGGAAAACGGTGTGATAAGTTCCGGTTCGTTTTCAGCTAGACTAGCAATTTGTGGCTTCCAGGCAATACCGCCTTCAGCATAGTGGGGTAGCGAAGGTCCTTGCCCACTTGAAACAGCACCCGAAGGTTGGGCAAACGCTCCGGCAAAAGATGAAGCTAATCCACTTGCGACTGGCTGGATGAATGCTATCCTAATGGCTTCAAAATAAATATCTTCCAAAATCCGCAGAGCATGTGCTCCCCAATTATCCATATCACGGGACATACCTTGCAAACCATTTGATACCGATCGCTCCATTGATTGAGCGAACTCGAATGCCTTCTCACCCGCCGTTTTGAACGTCCGTGTAGACTCCATCGCGAATGCTTTTAATCCATCTGCCCATCCACCCTGTTTTAACTCTGCAATCTCAATCAAAACCCTTTGCTCTTTTTCGTATACATCAATCAGATTCAATACCGCATCCTTTTCCATATCAAATTGTTTAGCTATGACAGATGCATTCTTCTGCCACAATTCCACTTCCTTTTCCAATTTCTTCTGTTGGAAGTTGAAATATTCAGCCGACTTATCATTCAATCCATCATACATACGATCCCACGCAGCCCATATAGACTCCTCTGACATGGCATCTATCATATCTTTAGACGCAGCTTGCATTTGAGGGTAGACGCCAGCCCACTTCCAATCGCTTTCAATGGGTTGTACAACAGGACCTATTGACACACCCCCCATCGACCGCATAGCTTCATCAATAGCAGAAGTTAAATCTGGCATTGCTTGTTTTACAAGATCAACAATACCCTCAAAATCCTGCCCAAACTGAACCTTAACAGCAGATAGTAAATCACCAAGATGCTCTACAGAAGCCGCACCAAAAGCCTCTATGACTAATGGAATACTTGTAAACTTTTTATGAACATATAAAGCAGCATCATCTGCTGAAGGTTTAAGCGCATCAAACGTATGCTCGAACGCAGAAGCCCATTCTGTTTTTGCTTTGCGCAACCCACTCTCGAATCGCGTTACCATCGTAGAAATATCAGGTGCCACCCATGCATCTGAAATAGCATCTTTTAGCTCACGCAAAAACGATCCTGCACCCATAGCCATGGCCGCAATATCTACTATCGTATCAGCCCAACCATCTCTGATTGTAGTATAGGCATCTGTAAAACCTGCAACAAAATACTTGAGAAAACCGCCAATTGGAGAATCCCACAGCCATTCCAAACCTGTTTGAAACGCCAACAGCCATTCCTCCATGCGATCCTTAATGACGCTTAGATTCTGCTCCCAAGCTGCGCGTAATGTATATGCGATACCTGCTACCAACACAGCAGTACCCACCCACCCCAACGCTGCTACATTCATCGCTGCAAAAACACCCACCACTAATGCCCCAACCTTTACGATTAACGCCATAGCCAATGCGATAGGGCCTAGTGATGCTGCGAGAACGGCAACAATACCGACAGTCCGTTGAGTCTCTTTATTCAGATTCAACCAGAATTTCGCAAATGTTTTTACACCCTCCCCCACTTTTAAAACCATAGGTTCTAAAGTGCTTCCGAAAGAAGCGGCAACAGCCTTAACATGAATCCAAATAATCCGCAACTGGCTGCCGAGTGATTTTAACTGCTTGTTGGCGACCTCTTCCGTAATCCCAGCCATTTGATGCAGGTCTTTATTGTATTGCTCTATCGCATTCCCCAATCCAAGTAATGGCATTACGGCTTGCTGACTTCGAGCTTGAAAACCGAGCAATTCAAGTGCCGCAGCTTTTTCCGTCACACCCATCGTACCTAAAACACCTGTCAAATCCCGAACGATATCAGCCATCGGTCGTAGGTTATCTTGAGCATCCACAATAGATATGTTATATCTATCCCACGCCTCCCTGTTGTCATTGAAACCTTTGATCATCAATCTCAACATTCGTCCAAACAATTCACCACCTTCAGCGCCCTTTTTTCCTTGATCTGCATACGCTGCTAACGTTGCTACACCATCCTCCAATTCTATTCCGTATGCCTTCATCGCAGGACCAGCGCGCATCAGTGCTTCTGAGAATTGTTGGGTGCTGGCGTTAGCAAGAGTATTCGCACCCGTTAAAATGTCAGTGATTTTCACCATGTTCGTCATATTCTGCTGAGAATCGTTTACGGTCAAACCCAAAGCAGATTGGGCATCCGTAACCAAATCTGTTGCCAACGCCATTTCAAAAGCGCCCGCAGTTGCAAACTTCTGTACAACAGGAAGCGCTGCTATAGATTGCTTCACATCCAAACCAGCACTAGCTAAGAAGAAATACGATTCAGCCAATTGCGTAGCTGACTGTACACCTTCCATAGATAACGTTCGGGCCAACGATCGCATGTCTGCATCCATATCATCAGTCACGTTACCCATGATAGCAGTAGATCGTACCATCGCATCATCGAACGAAGCAAATGTCTTAATAGAAGCCACACCTAAAGCCAAAAGTGGAACTGTAACTTTCATGGTCATATTACGACCGAAAGAATTCAGCCTGTTCTCAGCCCGAGTCATGCGAGTTTCTACATTTCGCATAACCCTAGTCCACTGGTCACTCTCGAGCTTCAGATGTACAAGCAAATTGCCTAAGTCCAAACTAAACATGCTAGGCCCTCTTTTTAGGTTTTCGTTTCACACTACTGGAAGCCAAAATAAATTGACGCCAATATGCTTTAACCCTACTAACGCTTTTCGCCTTTTCTTCAGGTGTAATACTCTTGGGTTTTTTCTTTCCACGAATCAAAAAAGATTCCAGCTTAATCTGGCTTGGATCGTTTGTATGCGTTTTAACGATATACATAGCAATCTGTGCTAAATACCTCTCTTGTACATGCTCCCTGCACGTTGTTGCTTCTATGCGTTCGTCCTCTTCCTTAAAAATGATTCGCCATTTGTAAAACTCTGTAGCTGTTGTTTCTTGTTGGCACCTTTGTTTGGACATATGTAATCGGGTAGCGAGTCGGTACCAACTACGCTCCCGAATCGTCAGTTTCCCTCAGTCTCATCTTTCTCATCAAGCTTGTTGAGTTTTTGTGCGCTTCCAAACAATTCCTTTTGAACCTTGTGAGGGAATTTGCCAATCTCATCTACTGTAACTTTCTCCCCGTTCGCTTTATGCAAACAGAAAGACAGCAAAGAACTGTACATGCCTTTATAACTCTTGATAGTCTTTACCTTCACCTTGCCTGTCTCATCTACCTCAACATCCAATCTTTCTCGATTGGATTCGAGATATCCTTCCAGGTCATCCCCGGACATTTCTCGCAAGCTGTAGGTTGCTTCCTGACCTGTCGTATCTGTGAGAATAACAGGCTGCTCTTCCAGTTTCAAACTGAGTTTGATTGGATCTCCCATCTGACAAACCTTTCCATTTTTCGCGTGTGCTATTATTTTAGTGAAGCCAACAACTTTACCGATAGAATGTTCCTTTGTTTGGAGTCCACACTTTCGGTCACTATTCCACTTTCTCTGCTGATATTCAAAATTGTGTAAACCCTTTCGTCAACAGTCGCATACCGATTGCTAAGAGCAATCAAAGTTTTAATTGTTGCAGACAACTTAGTCCAAGCAACCCTATAAGACGCGGCTCTAACGCACACCAAAACACAATAGCGTTGATGTTCCTCACCATTCATGTTCTTGCCTTGGTAATCGCCGCTGACATCATGAACGGCTGCAGCAGAATCCTCAACACTATTATGATCTGGCAAATTGCCTGTAAACAGAGGCCAAGTATCACTCACCGCAGGCTTTGTAAAAAGCTCCAGTGTAGTTGTCAAATACTCAGCCAAAACATCTGCTGCCGATCCTACTGTATCAATCAAGGGTAACATCAAGATCGCCAATAGCAAAGCTTGCGGTGTCACCATCCCCAATAGTCTTGGGTACTGTAACAGAACCATGGGCTAGTAGCTGACCAGCAGTTAGAGCATTAAAGAGCCCGAAGTGAGTTATTTCGCCCCAAGCCCCCGACGATTCTGCAAATTCAATAGCAGCGGCATTAGCTGTCGCACCCGCAGCAGCCGCATCCCAATCAGACGCTGCCGTTTCTACACGCGCGTACGAATTGCCACTTGGTTCAGCCAGCCCACCCCCACTTTCCTCAGGGTCAGCAGTAGATAGACCCACCCAAATCGTCGGCGGGGTGTAAACACCTTTACCAAACAAGTGATCCAAAATCGCAATTTCCCAGTAGTTTGAAAAACTTCCCATTTGATTATCCTTTCCATTTCTACAAAATGTCTACTGCAACAAGTAGATCATTATCCTAGTGCGGGTGCAATCTCATCACCACTGCCATCTATGTTGCTGACCTCAATAGAGACTGTAGCTGTCGGAGCGCTACCTTCAACGATTTCATTCGGCATGAACGAATTAATCCATCCAAAGAAAGTCCACGTCTGATCGTCTGGAAAAGTAAGCAAAATTGATTGGTTAGCATTAATCATATCCAAAATACCATCAATAAAGGCCGGATCGTAATGACATGTCATTTGTGATCCAGACAAACTCTTGAGGGTTTTTGGATATTTCGTCCGCCATGCTGTATTCCGCATATTCGTCACATCATTCGGGCCACCACCATCCACACCGGGGGGAGTTACAGCTTGCTCCTCAAAATAAAGAGCTACACCCGAAGCAGCATCAGCAAACGTCATCGTTGTTGGAAATCCTTCAGTCATAATCGCCATGATCCAAACTCCTTAAAGTTCTGAATACGCCAGTAACAGATTAGTTACAAAATGATCCCTACGTTTTTTATCCCGTGTCAAATGATGAATCGTTGTTGTGCGTTGAATGTTGTGTATTTTGAACACCCTACTTTCTACCGTTACATTTTCCCCTGCTACGGTTTTCAAATTATCCAATGTTAACGCTAATTTGGAACTGGTAGTGCTATAACCCACGCCCCTTATTCTGAATTGTATTCCGTGCCGCTCATTCTCTGTCCCCCCCATACCCTTCCCATCCACAATGCTTGTGGTATCATAGAGACATCCAAGATTGTTGGCGACGTCGCTTGCTTCGGGAAATCTGCGAGTGAAAACAGGCCAATCATCATCTTCAGAAGGATCGGAAAATAAATCTTGGGCTTTCAAATAGGCAGCAAGAATAGTTGATTGTGGAAGGGTGCCCGCAGATATGACTGGGGCAGATTCAACACCCAATGCACCGGTTACAGTCGATTGGGCCGCTATCGATCCTACCAATTCTATCAGTAACGTTGATAGGTTAGCAGATAGGGACGATGTAGCAGCCAAACTCCCCTTTAAACTCACTACTCTGCTAAGCGTGCCTGTAACAACTGATTGTGCTACTACTGTACCTTGTACTTCCCGTACAATCGAAATGGAACAGGTAACGGCTGATTGGGCTGCTATGGAACCTTGTAAAGTAACGAGTATTTCTTCAACTGTAAGCGTGCCCGTAACGACTGATTGCGCCGCCGTTGATCCTGCTAACTTCCTACCGACTGAAAGAGCGCCAACAACAACCGATTGACTTGTTATTGCTCCTTGTAGTTCGACAGAACCTTTAATAGTAAGAGCACCTGAAACAACTGATTGCGATGCTACTACGCCAACCAACTTCTTACCGACTGAAAGTGAACCTACAACAGCCGATTGCGATGCTACTACACCTTGCACATTTCGGGTGACTGCTAAACCACCCACAACAACCGATTGACTTGTTATTGCTCCTTGTACTTTCTTACTAACTGAAAGTGAACCTGTAACAACTGATTGGACTGATGATGATCCAACTAACTTCTTACCGACTGAAAGAGCGCCAACAACAACCGATTGTGCCGCGATAATACCCTGTAAATCAACAGCACCTTCAACCGAAAGTGAACCACTTACGACAGATTGGGCTGTTACTGCTCCTGCTAACTTCTTACCGACTGAAAGTGAACCACTAACAACTGATTGAACTGTCGTTAATCCTGCCAACTTTTTATCTGTTGAAAGCGAACCACTTACGACAGATTGAACTGTCGTTAATCCT